CGTGCTGACCTTCTAATACCGGATGATATTGAGTCCCCTAAGAACGGCCTCACTGTGACACAACGTACAATGCTGCTGCAGCTCACTAAAGAGTTCGGTAGTATCTGTACGCACGGTGACATCCTGTACCTAGGCACGCCACAGTCTAAGGACTCGGTGTACAACTCTTTACCTGGGCGTGGGTACAGCATTCGTATTTGGCCTGGGCGTTACCCTACTCAAGATGAGATGGAGAAGTACGGTGATAGACTTGCCCCAAGTATTACGGAACGCGTTCTTGCAGACTCCTCCCTCCAAAAGGGCGGGGGCATTGACGGTACCCGTGGTAAACCAACAGACCTTGAACGATACACAGAATCGGCGCTTGTCGAGAAAGAGTTAGACAAGGGACCTGAGGACTTCAGCTTGCAGTACATGCTAGATACCTCGTTGCTGGATGCACAGCGCCAGCAGTTGAAACTTAGTGACCTGCTGGTTGCGAATTTTGATGCTGACAGTATCCCTGAGATTATCGCGTATCAAGCTGCTCCGAAGTACCAAGTGGAACTCAGCAATGACTTTCCTATCTATGGTACTAAGATGTACTACCCCGCTCCTGTGGATTGCGCTTTCGTAAAGCCAACTGAGGTATTCATGTTCATTGACCCTGCCGGTGGCGGTGCTGATGAACTTGCATTCGGTGTGAGCTGTGCAGTAGGTCCGTACATTCATGTTCTAGATGTTGGTGGTTTGAAGGGTGGCCTCTCTGGAGATAACCCTGAGAAACTCTGCCGGATCATTAAGGACTTGAACGTAACTGAGATCGTGTGCGAATCCAACATGGGGCATGGCCTGTTCGAGATGACATTACGGGCTGAGCTACAGAAACGTGAGCTTATGCATGTAGGTGTAAAGGGTGAGTACAGTACTGGGCAGAAGGAGAAGCGAATCATTGATTCTCTAGTCTCGCCTATGCAACGTCACCGTATCGTCTTGCACAAGCGTGTATTCGACTCTGATAGAGAGTACGGTAAGCAGCACAGCATTGAGGCTCGCCCTCAGTACAGTCTGTTCTACCAGATAAGCAACATCACTACAGACAGGAACTCGCTACCACATGATGACCGTATCGAAGGCTTAGCCGGATGCGTGCGTAAGTGGAAGGGTGTCCTAATGACCGATGAGCACAAGGCCGCTGAACAGCGAGCGCTTGCAGCTGTCACTGACTTCATGCGTGATCCTATGGGGTACGGAAACAGAGGAGATAAACCTGCCTCTGGTGTACGTGCGTTCCTGCAGTCACGAAAACTAAAGAGACGGTAATGGATATTAAATCCGCTGCTGAACATGCTGTGCAAACTACGAGTGGTGTGACGTACACCGCTGCGGGTGGTGCAGTGCTGTTCGGGTTATCAGCTGCTGAATTCGCTGCGTACGTAGGTGCAGGTATTGCTATCCTATCGTTCATTGCGAATCAGTACTGGCAGTTCAGAACGTACAAGCTCCGGCAGAAAGAAGCTGCTGAGCACGTTCACTCAGATGTCAAGTAAGAAGGCAGTACCTCTGGTTCTTGCACTTAGCGTTGCGGGTATCGTTTTCATTCAAAAGTACGAAGGTACCTCTTTGAATGCGTACCTCGATGTGGTGCAAGTTCCAACTATTTGTACAGGCAGTACCAGGAATGTATTCGTGGGGCAGAAGGCTACCCTTGCAGAGTGCGAGGAGCGCCTCAGAGAGGACACAACGTACGCAGGGATAGCAGTACAGCGGTACGTGCAGACAAAGCTCTCTCAGGGCCAGTACGATGCCCTAGTGTCGTTCGTGTTCAACGTGGGTCCTGGCGCTTTCAAGAAGAGTACCTTGCTTAAGAAGCTGAACGCTGGGGAATGCCACGCTGCAGCTCGGGAGTTCCTACGCTGGAACAAGGCTAAAGGGAAAGTGTACCCAGGCCTCACGAAACGCAGGGCTGCTGAGAAGGAAATGTTCGAGAAGGATTGTGATGATTGACAGCAGTATTATCCAGCAGGGTATTCGGTACCTCGTGCTCGCTCTCTTGGTCCTTGTGATCGGGTACTGCAGCATCCAGAAGTACGACTCGCTGGTACAAAGCCGCTCCGAAGCCCAGATGCTCAGCAAGGGCATCCAGGAGTCTCAGGAGCGATTACAGCAGAACCTGAAGGCCGATGCATCCCTGGCTGAATCCAGAGCCGTACAGCGCGATTCTGTGCGCTCTGCGGTGCAGGCTGCTCGGTTGGAAACGCAGGAATCAAAGAATGTTAAAGAAGATTGGTTTGCTCGCCCTGACCCTGATTGGGTGCGGGTGTTCAACACAGCTGTCCGTTCCATCGGGCAGTGATCTGAGTGCGCCACAAGCGTGCGTGCAGATCAAGACAGAGTGCCGTCCCCTGGATACCCTCCAGACCGGCTCTGTGCAGGAGAGCCGGAGTTGGATGCTCAGCACGATTGAGCAGTACAGCTCCTGCCGTAACACAGCACTGGACTGTTCCAGTGAAATTCTACGTAGAACCTTGAAGGAAATGAAATGAGTATTTCGACTACCGCTACCCGCGCTGAAATTGTAACGCTGTACAACGCTGTTGTGAAGCTGGAGATTTCGCTTCGCCAGATAGTTGATGGCTCTGGTTCGCCAGCTGCCCCAGGTCGCTTCACGGCTGCTCAGGTTGATACCCTGGCTCAGGCTGTTGAAGACGCTATTAACGCTGCCCAGGCTTAATTGTGTTTGACGCACTGCTCCTCCGAGTCGGAGGGCGGCTGCGGCACTCCAGTGTACCTGTAGAGATCATCACTGGGACGGGTGAGGATGCCCGTCCCCGTGTTCGGGTTGACCCAGGCCAGACAGCGTTCTGGGAAGGGCGTATGTTCCGTGTAATGCACGAGTTCAACATCGCCTCAGGGCAGTCTCAGTGGCTGAAGTTCATAGCCCCTGTGGACGTTATTATTCACGCTAGGCCAATCACCCTAGCTGCTGGGAATATCAGGTTCGCCTTGAGCACTGATGGTACAGAGAGCGGCACCTGGACGAGCAAGACAGTGTTCCCTGTGAACGGTATGTCGAATCGCCCTACGCCTGTGTACACGCCTGTAGTGCTACCGTACTCCGGTGGTGCTGTAACCGGTGGTACAGAACGCGATGTAGTGATCCTGGAGACAGGTGATAACAAGGCTACCTCAGCACAGCACGTCTCTGATGAGACTGGCTTAGGAGCTAACACGTACTACGCTGAGTTACGTAACACAGGTAACGGTGCAGCACGTGGGATGTACCAAGTGATATGGGAAGAGTGGCAACCTCGCAGTACTGAGATTGCCTAGACAAAATAGGGTACCCAGTGAAGGGTACCCTGTTCGGGTAGAGGTGCTGAATGAAGAAGATTAAGAAGACAAAGTTAAGTGCTATTGAGCAGTTTCGGAAAGACTGTGAGTTCTGGCAAGAGAAGCTGAACCTAATGGATTACGATTTAACTGTTCGACAAGAAGCTATAGATGATTCTAGTAACCATGTGAGTACTCTAGCTAATGTTAGGACGGCAGTTGAATCTCGCTTAGTTTTAGTTACGCTGCAAGAACAAGTTGAAGAATTAGGTGAATACAATAGCTCTGCTGAAGCATTGCATGAGATGTTGCACGTACGTTTTGCAGAATTGCTGGAGTTAGTCTTAAGAGAGCGAAGTACGTTCAACGAAGCAGTTAACGCTGCTGAGCATTCAATCATTAAGGTCTTAGTTCGTTTGCTTTGCAAGTCTTAGAAGCTAGAGATAATGGAGAAGCACTGCTTAAGGGTTAGGGGTTCCTGGCTGGGCAGTGTTAGCTCCTAAGGATTGAGATTTATTGGAATTCTAGAGATTAGTGGAGAGGTTTAGGTGCGAGTTCATTAGTTCGTAGTGGGTGTTTAGTGCGAGTTCTATGCGCACTGAAATTTGATGGCCTTATTCGAGGGTGTCTCCGACCTGAGGCGCATTCTATTTCCCCCGTGCTGCCTTGATTGAGTTGCTAGATGCTAAGTGTTGCGGAGCAGTGTTGCTTAGTTTCTAACGCTTAGTGATTGTAACTTGTTAGATGCTAAGAGTTGTTGAGTGTTGTTGCTGGATGTTAAGAGAGTTTGTGTTGTTACTTTTGCAATTGTTCAGTAGCTACCCTCACTCACTCGCCTTCGGCTCGTTCGTTCGGGATTCTTCTCGCTCGTGCTGGATCTGTCTCTCATTATTCTATGCTTTCTTGTGCTCGAT